ATGAAACGATACAACACGCCCCACCGCAGCCATGTAGTCAAGACCCGGCTGACCGATGAAGAATACGCCGACTTTACCGCCCGGCTTGCCCCTTATGGTATGAGCCAGTCCGAATTTATCCGGCAAGCCATTACACGGGCAACCATACGCCCCATTGTTACCGTGTCCCCGGTCAATGATGAACTGCTTGCCGCCGTTGGGAAGCTGACCGCCGAATATGGCAGGATCGGCGGCAACCTCAATCAGATTGCCCGGTATCTGAACGAATACGACGTACCATACAACGCCCTGTCCGGCGAAATCCGAGCCGCCATTTCCGACCTTGCCGCCTTGAAGTTTGAAGTCTTGCAGAAAGTGGGTGAAGCTGTTGGCAACATTCAAACATATCAGCTCTAAAAATGCCGACTACGGAGCAGCCGAGCAGTACCTTACTTTTGAGCATGACGAGTTTACCATGAAGCCCACCCTTGATGAAAACGGGCAGCTTGTCCCCCGTGAGGACTACCGTTTTGCCACGCTGAACTGCGGCGAGGAAGATTTTGCCGTTGCCTGTATGCGCTCCAATCTCCACTATGGCAAGAACCAAAAACGGGAAGATGTGAAGTCTCACCACTATATCATCAGCTTTGACCCACGGGACGGAACGGACAACGGTCTGACCGTTGATAAGGCGCAATCGCTGGGCGAGGAATTTTGCAGAGAGCATTTCCCCGGACACCAGGCCATTGTCTGCACCCACCCGGACGGACACAACCACTCCGGCAACATTCATGTGCATATCGTCATAAACAGTTTGCGGATTGAAGCTGTCCCGCTTCTGCCCTATATGGACAGACCAGCAGACACAAAATCCGGCATGAAGCACCGCTGCACAGACGCAGCTATGGAATATTTCAAGTCCGAAGTCATGGAGATGTGCCACCGGGAAAATCTGTATCAGATTGACCTTTTGCATGGCAGCAAGAACCGAGTGACCGAGCGTGAATACTGGGCGCAGAAGAAAGGACAGCTTGCCCTTGATAAAGCCAATGCCTCGATGATAGCGGACGGTATCACGCTCCGGCAGACGAAGTTTGAAACGGACAAGCAGCGGCTCCGGCAGACCATACGGAAAGCCCTTGACCGGGCTGGCAGCTTTGACGAGTTTGCCGCCCTGCTTCTCCGGGAAGGTGTAACCGTTAAGGAAAGCCGGGGGCGGCTGTCCTACCTTACCCCGGACAGAACCAAGCCTATCACAGCCCGGAAGATGGGGGACGATTTTGACCGTACCGCCGTCCTTGCCCTTTTGGAGCAGAACGCCCACAGAGCCGCCGAACAGACCGCAGCCATACCCGAATACCCCGGCAGCATTATGGAGCATTTACAGCGGAAAAAAGCCACCAAAACCGCCCCGAAACAGGACGGTTTACAGCGCATGGTTGACCGGGAAGCGAAACGAGCCGAGGGCAAGGGCGCAGGCTATGACCGCTGGGCTTCCCTGCACAATCTCAAACAGATGGCGGCTACCCACAACTTCCTCATGGAAAATGAACTGCTTGACCTTGACAAGCTGGACGCAGCCGTGGAGAGCAGCCGGAAAGCCCTGTCCGAAGCGAGGGAAAGTCTGCGGGGCATTGAACAGAGCATTTCCGATAAGAAAAATCTGCGAAAGGTTGTCAGCGATTACCGCCGCACCCGCCCCACCATTGACGCTCATAAAAAGCTGTCCGGGAAGAAAGCGGAAGCCTACTACCGGGCAAATGAAGCGGATTTTATCATCTATGAAGCTGCCCTGCGTCAGCTAAAGGTACTTGCACCGGGAAAGAAGCTGCCAGCCACTTCCAAACTGAATACGGAGATTGAAGCCCTCATTTCCGAGAAAAACGCAGCTTACAACACCTACCGCACCGCCAAAGCGGAGTATGAGCAGCTTGCCACCGCCAAACGGAACGCAGAGCAGATACTACACGGCACACCGAGCCGTCAGAAAAAGCACGAACAGGAGCGTTAAAAACCGCCCCGAAATGATACCGAAACCATACAAAAGGCTGGGGGTATAGCTTACCCTACCCGCATACCCCCGCCCTTGCAAACGGGGCTTACAGGGCAGATTTTTCCCGAAAATGATACCGGGAACATACAGATTTTGCCCCTGTCCCGTTACACCCGACCAAACCGAAGAAAGGAGCGTTTTTTCATGCCGAGAATGAGCAAGAAGCGGCGGCTGGAATGGGCGTTCTTCCTCAATGAGCGAAACCGCATTACTTTCAATGCCCTTTGCCGGGGCTGTACCCATGACTGCAAGCAGAGTTTTAGGGCTATCGTGGTACTCTGCCCCCGGTATTACTCAAAGAGATGGAAAGCCCGCCCCGCAGATAAGGAGAACCAAGATTATGTCAGATAACCGCAAATATTATTACCTCAAACTGAAAGAAAGCTATTTTGACGATGACGCTATCGTGCTGCTGGAAAGTATGCAGGACGGTATGCTGTATTCCAATATCCTCTTGAAGCTGTACTTAAAATCGCTGAAATACGGCGGCACTTTGCAGCTTGACGAGAATATCCCCTACACCGCCCAAATGATAGCCACCATTACCCGCCAGCAGGTCGGCACAGTCGAAAGGGCTTTGCAAATCTTTATGAAGCTGGGGCTTGTCGAACCGCTGGACAACGGGGCTTTGTATATGAGCAATATCGAGCTTTTCATCGGTCAGTCCTCTACCGAGGGGGAGCGCAAGCGCAGGGCAAGAATGAAGATTTCAGAGCAAAAACGACTTAGTGGACAAGTGTCCGAACCAAAAGCGGACATTTGTCCACCAGAGATAGAGATAAAGAAAGAGATAGATATAGAGATAGAAAAAGAGAGAGAGTCAGAACCGGGACAAGCCGCCCCCGCAGCTTACGGCAGATATGAAAATGTGATTTTGACAGATACGGAACTTTCCGAACTGCAAGCAGAACTGCCCGACAAGTGGGAGTATTATATTGACCGTCTATCCGGCTATATCGCTTCCACTGGGAGGAAATACAAGAACCATGCAGCCACTATCCGCAGATGGGCGGCTGACGATACCGCTAAAGCTGCCCCGAAAAGAGGCATACCCGATTACAGCTACAAGGAGGGAGAAAGTCTATGAAACCAGCTTTTGAAGATATGAATTTACAGATACCAGCAGCCACCGCCGAGCCGGAGGACTACACAGGTGAGGACGGTCTGCTCTACTGCGGCAAGTGCCGGACACCGAAAGAAGCCTATTTCCCGGCTGATAAGGTTGCCCTGTTCGGGCGTGACCGACACCCGGCAGAATGTGACTGCCAGCGGGCGCAGCGCATGGAGTGTGAAGCCGCCGAACAGCAGAGAAAGCACCGGGACAAGGTGGAAGAACTGAAACGCCGGGGCTTTACCGACCCGGCTATGCGGGAATGGACTTTTGCCAATGACAACGGCAGAAACCCGCAGATGAAAACCGCCCATTTCTATGTGGAACATTGGGAGGACATGAAAGCCGGGAACATCGGTTATCTGCTCTGGGGCAGCGTCGGCACAGGCAAAAGCTACCTTGCTGGGTGCATTGCAAACGCCCTCATGGAGAAAGGAATCTCCGTCCGTATGACAAATTTTGCCCTTATCCTCAATGACCTTGCAGCCACCTTCGAGGGCAAGAACGAGTATATTTCCAACCTCTGCCGCTATCCGCTGCTTATCCTTGATGATTTTGGAATGGAGCGTGGCACAGAGTACGGATTGGAGCAAGTCTACAATGTGATTGACAGTCGTTACCGAAGCGGCAAGCCGCTGATCGTCACGACCAACCTCACGCTTACCGAGTTACAGAACCCGCAGGACACGCCCCACGCCCGGATTTATGACCGACTGCTTGAAATGTGCGCCCCGGTCTGCTTCTCCGGCGAGAACTTCCGCAGGGAAAGCGCACAAAACAAGCTAAACCGCTTAAAGCAACTGATGAACGATTGAAAGGAGTTCGCCTATGACCGATAAAAAAGAGCATATCAGACACAGCATGAAAAGCACCGCACCCGCCGACTGCGTGACGGAAATCCGCATAGGGAACTCTGTTCTTGTGGTGTCCGGCTTTTTCAAGCAAGGTGCAAAGGAAACCGCCGCTGACAAAATGGCTAAGGTGCTGGAAGCGGAAACCGCTACGCAAAAATCGGCAATATGACGGGCTGTAAAGAAGCATTTTTCACATTTTGCCGCTATACACGCTGCCCCGCTGTATGGTACAATCGAAGTACGGAATAGTGGGGCTGGCTGTCAGAAACGGAGGAAACCATGTTAAGACAGACAACCCAAAACCTTATTACCGCCCTTTATCCGAGATTATCCCATGAAGATGAATTGCAAGGAGAAAGCAACTCTATATCCAACCAAAAGCGCATTTTGGAAACCTACGCCAAGCAGAACGGCTTTACCAATCTCTGCTGGTACACGGACGACGGTTATAGTGGTGCGAACTTCCAAAGACCCGGATTTCAAGCCATGCTTGCAGACATTGAAGCCGGGAAAGTTGGCACAGTCATTGTCAAGGATATGTCCCGTTTAGGGCGAAATTATCTCCAAGTGGGAATGTATACAGAAATGCTATTCCCACAGAAAGGCGTCCGCTTTATCGCTATCAATGACGGAGTGGACAGCGCAATGGGCGACAACGATTTTACCCCGCTGCGTAATCTTTTCAACGAATGGATGGTGAGAGATACGAGCAAAAAAATCAAGGCAGTTAAGAAAGCAAAAGGTCTAAGCGGAAAGCCTGTTACCAGCAAGCCCGTGTACGGCTACCTCATGGACGATGACGAGAATTTCATCATTGACGAGGAAGCCGCCCCGGTGGTCAAGCAGATTTACCAGCTTTGCCTTGCCGGGAACGGTCCGACCAAGATAGCCCGTATGCTGACCGAGCAGCAAATCCCCACGCCGGGGACGCTGGAATACCAGCGCACAGGCAGTACACGCCGCTACCACCCCGGCTATGAATGTAAGTGGGCGACCAATACCGTTGTTCATCTGTTGGAAAACCGGGAATACACAGGCTGTCTTGTGAACTTCAAGACGGAAAAACCATCCTACAAGATGAAGCACAGCGTAGACAATCCCATTGAGAAACAGGCGATTTTCGAGAACCACCATGAGCCAATCATCGACTTGCAGACATGGGAACGGGTGCAGGAGTTACGCAAGCAGCGCAAACGCCCCAACCGCTACGATGATGTGGGCTTGTTCTCCGGCTTGCTGTTCTGCGCCGACTGCGGTCATGTGATGTACCAGCAGCGGTATCAGACCGACAAGAGAAAGCAGGATTGCTACATCTGCGGCAGCTATAAGAAGCGCACCGCCGACTGTACGGCGCACTTCATCCGCACCGACCTTTTGACGGCGGGTGTGCTGGACAATCTGCGGAAAGTGACCGCCTATGCACAGAAGCACGAAGCCCGGTTCGTGAAGCTGCTTATCCAGCAGAATGAAATGGGCGGCAAGAGGAAACAGGCGGCAGCTACCAAGCAGCTTGAACAGGTGCAGAGCCGCATTGCAGAACTTTCCCGCTACATCAAGCGTCTGTATGAGGACAATGTAAACGGGAAAATCAATGACGAGCGTTTCATGGAAATGTCCGTAGACTACGAAGCCGAGCAGCGGGAACTGAAAGAGAAAGCCGCCGCATTGCAGGGCGAACTGGACAAGGCACAGGAAGCCACGGTAAACGCTGAAAAGTTTATGAACGTTGTCCGCAAGTACCTTTCTATTGAGGAACTGACCCACACCCTCTTACGTGAAATGGTGGAGAAAATCGTTGTCTATGAATGTGAGTATGACGAGAACGAAGTACGCCGCCAGCGCATTGATATTTATTACAGCTTTGTAGGCAAGATTGACTTGCCCGAAGAATAAAGCCCGACCTATCCGACACCCTGCGCAAGTGCCGGATAGGAACGGCAAAATTTTTTATACTTCTATTACTTCTTTATCACACATAAGCAAATATTCGCGGCATCTAACATCAAATGGATCTAAGGCAGCTGTTTCCAGTTTACCGCGCTGAAGGTAGTAGATATGTCCCATATCACGCGGATCAGTTCGTATATCCATGCGTTTTTCTTTAAGCTGTTGATGGAACATCAACTCATTCAGAATTTCATCGTCTGAATTAAAATATCTCATTCCCTGATATTTGATTCCAAGCTTGGATACGGTTGCTTTCTCTGGCGTCAGAACCTTATAGATAAATTCATCCCTCGATGGAAGCC